CAATGGGGAGTCGATGATTCTTTTATTGTGGATTGGGCATTGGAAACATTAGGTCTTGAAAAGAAAGTTATAACTCCAATTTCAGAATAATAATGAATGATTGGGAAGAGGTAATAATACCAGGCGCAACGGGTTTATTTGGTTCATTAATTACCTGGCTATTTGGTCGAAAGAAAGAAAAAATAGAAGTTGAATCTTCTGAAATTACAAACGTTCAAGAAGCAATTAAAATTTGGAGAGAAATGGCAACAGACCTAAAAGCTGAGGTTGCTGATTTAAAAGATAAGGTAGAAACCTTGACTACCGAGATTCATAATTTGAGAAGTGAGAATATTGAGTTAAGAGCAAAATTAGATGAGCATCAGCCAAATAAGCCAAAAAGGACTAAGCCTAATAAAGAAGTTTGAGGGAGTTAAACTCAAGCCTTATTTATGTCCAGCTGGTATCCCAACGATTTCAATCGGTTGCACTTATTACGAAGATGGCACAAAGGTTAAAATGACCGATGCACCCATTAGCGAAGCAAGAGCAACGGATATATTCTTAAACGTTATTAAACATTATGAACGGAGCGTTGACTCATTTTGCCGTGATGACATTAATCAGAACCAATTCGATGCACTGGTATCATTTTGCTATAACTTGGGCGCTGGGTCTTTAAAAAAAAGCACCTTACTTAAAAAAGTAAATGCTGACACAAATGACCCTTCAATTAAATTAGAGTTTTTAAAATGGAATAAGAGCGGAGGCAAAGTCTTAAATGGATTGACACTTCGAAGAAACGCTGAATCAGAACTTTACTTTTCATGAAAAAATTAATCCTTAGTTTGCTAATTGCAAACTTTTTTATTTCGTGTCGGCCACAAAAGTCAATCATAATCCAAAAAGAAAAGATTCGTGTAGACACAATCCGTGACTACAAAGTAATTACAAAATTCAATGCAGTCTATGATACGCTAATCATTGAGAATCCTTGCGATTCTACGGGCATCCTAAACACTTTCTACTCTAAGATAACCGTTCCTCAGGGCAAGATAATTATAAGGTCTTACAAGGGCAACATTCAAGCTACCGTTAATATCGATTCAATCGAAAACGTGTATAAAAATATGTACATAAATCGGAATTTTTCCGAGAAGGTGGTATCAGATAAACAAAAAATTACAAATATCATACCTACATGGTGCTTATTAACCATCCTATTTCAAGGTTTAATAATTTTCGGCTACTTATATCTAAGAATATTTCATGTATAAAATTGACATCGAACCGATGGACAAGCCAAAATCAAGGGCAAAGGATTTACTTGATACGATGATGGATGTAATGGAGAACATCGAACACGTTGATGATGCTGCATACGTTTTAAGAATGAAAGTGCTAAACAATATCGAGTTTTTAGTCGATGTTTTAATGGAAGAATATGAAAATGGAAGATAAAATTATAAAGATTAGAGAGCATTTCTATGCTACAAATCTGAGTAAAACCGATTTTTACAATTCATTTTTTGAAATGTATGGCTATCAAAATGCTGATTCATTAAGAAAGTTTATGATTAAAAAGAATATAACTTCAAAGGATAGGTCGGCTCAAGAAATAAATAAAATCATTCCGCCAGTAGTCGCAAACTATAATCTTGAAACTTTGGACAACTTTGGCATCGAAGAAAGCATTGGCAAGGAATATGTATCTGCTAAACTGCCTCCGCATTTAAAAAAGATTGGAATTTTATCGGACATTCACTTCCCTTATCACGACCTTACGGCTTTGACTTGCGCTATCAAGCATTTAAAGGAGCAAGATATTGATTGCTTGTATCTTAATGGCGACATCCAAGACTTCTATTCTATTTCCAGGCACGAGAAGGAAAAGGATATGCGAGATTTTAAAAGAGAAGTTGACATGAATCGGGATTTCTTGCAGAGGCTTAGGGACATATTTAGAACGATTCCAATTTATTATAAACTTGGCAACCACGAGAATCGATTCGCCATGTCATTACAATTGCAAGCGGAGGAGTTTGCTCAAATACATGATTTACAATTCGATGTATTTTTTAGGTTGGATAAATTAGGGATCACAATGATTGAGGATTGGCAAGGAATGGAGATGGGAGATTTGTTAGTGCTTCATGGTCATGAGTTGTACGGTGGTGGCGGAGTCAATCCAAGTCAGAATCTATTTAACAAGACTATTTGCAATACATTAATCGGTCACGTTCATAGAACTTCAGCAACTCAGAAAAAGACTGGTTTTAAAGAGTTTATAAATACTTATAGTACTGGGTGTTTGACTCTTCTAAGTCCAAAGTATATGCCATTCTCTATGCACAATCACGGCTTTGCAATAGTTGAAATTGAGAATGGCAAATCAAAAGTGAAAAATATTCAGATTAAAGAGGGAAAAATTTTGTAGGTTTGTGTTTTCATAGTTAAATAGGTTTAAGTAATAGAATCCCTATCGGTCATATCGGTGGGGATTTTTGTTTTATACGACCGTTAAATAAATAATTGAGATATTATTAAAATAAAATTATATAAAGTTTTTTTATTTAATATATTAGATATATATTTGGCACAAGATAGCAACGTTGCTACTTCTTAAACCTTATCAAAATGAAAAAAATTACAATTAATTACATTTATTCCTTAGCCTCTTATTTAGATAGTGAAAATATTAGGTGGGATAGCTTAATGTCTACTGACAAACAAGACATGATAACTATTTGGTATAAAACCGAAGATCAACTTTTTAGGTTAGCATATAATTTTGGAATATTTACAGAAAAAAACGAATCTTAAACCTACAATAACAAATGAAAAAAATAATAGAGTACATCAAAGACTTTTACCAAACTGACCGAGAAGGTTTACTTGGTAGCATTGCAATCGCAATATTTGGATATCTTTTATTTTGGCACATCTTACCTATAATCTCAGGACTATGAAAAAGTATAAAGCAAAATTCAAAGATGAAGCTGGGTTTTATTCTTGCACCTGGTATTTCGATGAACTCGAAGACTTTTGGGCAGCAGTTTGCAGAGAAGAACGAGTTTACAAATCAAAATTTCAACAATTAATCTTAGACTAAAATGGAAAACAAATTAGCAGAAATTCAAGCAAAGGTCAAAGCACCTAAAGGTCAATTCAATTCATTTGGTAAATACAACTACCGAAGTGCTGAAGATATCCTTGAAGCAGTCAAGCAAGTAGTTAACCCGATGGGTTATTCTATTACCATCAGCGACACGATAATTAACGTAGGCGATAGATATTACATCAAAGCTACTACGACTCTCACAAACGGCAAGGAAACGTATACAACGGATGGATATGCAAGAGAAGAAGAAAGCAAGAAAGGAATGGATGGAAGCCAGGTCACTGGAGCGAGCAGTTCTTATGCCAGGAAGTACGCACTCAACGGATTATTTGCATTGGATGACACAAAGGATTCTGATGCTACAAATACTCACGGTAAGGAGGAGGCTAAAAGTTTACAAATGTGGAAACAAGAAATTGACAAATGTAAATCTTTAGAAGAGTTAAATAGCTATTATGCTAACTCCCAACAATCAATAAATGGCAATAAAGATATTATCAGTCTATTTTCAACTAAAAAATTAAGTTTCACTATTAAACAACCAATCGCATGAACAAATTAGTAAGCATTTCAATTAACGTAGATTTGTTAGACAAGTCTAAATTGTACAAGGGTAAGAAAGGTACTTACCTTAACATCAGCGGATTCTTAAAAGAGGATGCCGACCAATACGGAAACTTTGGTTTCATCACGCAAGATGGAGTTAAGACTCCCGAAAGTAATGCGCCTATATTAGGCAACTTTAAAATCAAAGGAACGGAAGGATTCAGCGCTCAAGCTTCAAAGCCAGCGCCCGTTTTTGATATTCCAAGTGCTACATTAGTCGAAAACGATTTACCTTTTTAACAATGGAAGAGATACAATTTAATCCACAACAATTTGAGATAGGTTTATTCGGTCATAATCCTATCCAAGATATGAGCAAGGCTCAGATTAATCATTTAGTACATTTGATTAACGAAGGAGTAAAAGAAGGTGGCAAGGACATAAAGTCTTTGCTTGCAATCGCATCGAAGTACCAGCTTCTATTCTCAGAATTGGAGAAGACATTAAAGGAGCAAGCAGTTGATGAATTACTTAAATACGACAAAGGTCGATTTGAAGTTCATAGTGTCGAGATGCAAGTGGCTGAAGTAGGTACGAAATACGACTTTAGTGCAACTAAGCAATGGGTAGATTTACAAGACCAAATCGAGGAGTTAAAAGAAAAGCAAAAAGAAGTTGAGAAGTTTTGTAAAGGGATTAAGAATAAGACTATTACGGTGGATGAAGAAACGGGCGAATCGTTTGAGTTCTTTCCTCCAGCTAAATCAAGTACCACATCAATTAAAAAAACAATACTATGATTAAGATAAAAAAGAGTAATATACATCAGGCAGTTGCCGATAGCTTAAACAAGAAAGGTATCTTGCCTTTCTCCGCAAGAGAGTGGAACGTTTTAAATGTTCAGCAAGTAGTGTACTGGAATAATAGGAATAGAGAAAGTGGATATGTAAAGTATCCCGAAGTAATGAGAGAAGTTCAACTAATAGCTAAACAAATGCAAGATGAAAAATCAGGGCAAATCGAACAACTCTAACGAAACGGCAGAATTTCTCACTATGGTAGGCATTGTGGGAATAATTGCGGTGTGGATATTTTATTTAATAATTTATTTAACGACATGAAAGAATTAACATTCAACCAATGGCAAGACCATTTAAGTAAACAATTGCAAAAGGATTACAAAAAATTATATCAAACCTCAAAATTTAAACCAAATGAAAACAAGTTTCAAAAAGTATCACGAAGAGAATCCTCAAATTTATATCGAGTTTAAGCGGTTAGCATTCCAAATGATTAATCGAGGCTATGTCAGATTAGGAGCAAAGCAAATCTTTGAAGTTATTAGATGGCATACAATGGTCGAAGGTAATGATGGCTACAAGGTGAACAATAATTATACTTCTGACTATGCCAGGCTATTTGAGAACGACCATCCGATCTATGCTGGGTATTTTTTAAAAAGACTTTGTAAATCGGTTTAGTTTTTTTATATTTGAATCAATAAGCCAAGAGGGTAGGAGTTCTTGGGTTATTTAATGGTTAAAACAACCGAAGCCAGTTTTGCACTCCTACGCAGACTGGCTTTTTTATTTTCAAAAAATGAAATATTACCTACACGATTCTAATTCATTCAATGACGAAAAGATAACTGAATTGTATCTTGAATATGGATATGAAGGTCTTGGATTATTCTATACTATTTTAGAAAAACTTGCTTTACAAGAGAAGCCAATTAAGACAAAAGTTCTTAAACATCAGTTGAATATTGGCAAAAAATTAGAGAAAGTTTGGGAGTTTATTGAACAAATTGATTTGATTTCTACAAATAATGGAGAAACTTTTAACAAACAATTGCTAAACTTTAGCAAAAAGTATCAAGTTTCAAAAGAAAAAAACGCAAAAAGAATTTTAGAATGGCGTGAAAATCAATCAGTTAGCGAAAATGTAACACGTTCAGAACTTGTTCGTAACGCTGATAAAGTAAAAGAAAGTAAAGTAAAGTTAATAGATATAATAACTCCTCACATTTTTCTTTTAGGAGATGAATACGATAATTTTTATGCTTACTGGACTGAACAAAATAAATCAGGAAAGGAAAGATGGGAGTTAGAAAAATTCTTTAATATTGAAAGAAGAATAAATACTTGGATAAATAATAAAACCAAATTTAACAACAATGGAAATACAACTGA